GTAATATATGGCAGATGGATTTTTAGTAAATAACGGCAGTAATGAAGCTATAATTAACCAGAATGACTCTGGTAGAATTATGTATCAGTTAGTAGCTAGTGGCACTACTGGAACAACTGGGGGCGGGAGTAGTAATAACTACCACTCAGTAAACGTATCTACAGGTGTAAACTCTGAGACGTTAGTTTTCGCACGATGCAATACAAATAATGTAAGTTGGGTAGGTTTTCCAGGATCTTCGGGCTTTACTCTTTACTCCAGTTCTTCAGGGGTAACATTTTCGTACTTAGTTATGAAGCAGGCAGAAAATTTGTCCTTTCCTGCAGCAGGAACGTACGGTCTGCTAGTAAGAGATGAGGATAACCTTGGCAATCCAATTGTAGTTTACAGCAGTGAAAGCGAAACTACACGAATTAAAGGAACAATAACTTCCGCAGGTACTGTTAATGGAAGTAACTTATACGGCCTTTTAGTATGGCATTACTCTGCTATTACTGCAAGAGTTGCTCCTCAGTACGGAGACATACGAATGCCAACCTATAAAAATACATCTACAGGAATAACTTTTCAAACTAGTGATGTTTTTCAAGGGTATCAAGTAACCGACCCAGAAGACGTTATAACTAGTAGATGGATAAACCCCACGAGCCCTAAGGGCATAGTAATACAAGGTACTTCTTAAAATGATTACAATGACTAGATATGCGTTTGTTGACGCTACCAGCGGTGAGATAAATGGTATAATAGATACTCCCGACCCAGATGCTTATATTCCAGGAACTACACAAATTGATGGATTATTAGTCGTTCCAATTCCTACAGATGCGAGCCCTGTTGTGGCAGTTACTAACTGGTATTATGTAAATACTGGAGATATAGAGACAGGCTATTTTGCAGAGCGACCAGATCAACCCGCCCCTTATTACTATTGGGAAGCTGCTGAGTGGGTTCTTAACTCAGTAGAGTTATGGGAAGAGTTCAGAGTTTTACGTAATAGCTATTTAAAGCAGTCCGACTGGACTCAGATGCTTGATGCACCCTTAACAGATGCAAAAAAATTAGAGTGGCAAACATATAGACAAGCTCTTCGAGACATGCCCCCTTCTAATTCTGGGATAACGCATCTAAATGATGTAATATGGCCCTCACCGCCAACCTCCTAAAATTTAATTCTTGACATTTTAACCTTCCTAAGGTAGAATACACATTATGAGTAAAGAACTAACCACAATTTCTCCTGAAGGACTCGAAATTGCGAATTCATATTTGCAGTTCGGGAATATTCGCGCTGTGTGCCAGTTTCTCCAGGTTCCAGAAGATAGAGTGGTAGAAGCGTTAAATAAACGAGAAGTTAAAAAGTATATTGATACTGTATATCTCGACGTAGGTTTTCGCAATAAAAATAATATTGCAGCAGCCTTGGATGAGATGATACAGTCAAAACTCGAAGAAGCACAAGAAAGCGGAGTATACTCCAGCAAAGACTTGGCAGATCTTCTTCAAATGGCTCATAAAATGAGAATGGACGAAATTAAAGCACAGACAGAAGCGGAGAAAGCTTCTACTTCTACCATTCGTACTCAAAATAATGTTCAAATTAACGATGGTAGTGTACCTTTTGGTCAAGGCAACTATGGAAAGTTGATGGATAAATTATTAAATGGAGAATCTTGAGGAAAAAGTTCAACATATTGAAGTGTTTATGGCCGCTCACGACTCCCAGTGCGAAGAGAGGTGGAAGACAACTTTTAATAGACTAGAGGATATGGAACAAACTCTAGAAAGAATCGAAGGAAAGATAGTCACAATGGCAGGCGCGGCAATTATCTTTCTCGGAGGGCTAGTGGTCACTATGGGCATGGCCTTGTTGGACAAACTTTAATGGCTCATACAAAAATTAATACTCAAGTTATTCCAGACGGAACAATCGTTTCCGCAGACTTGACTATGCCTATTACAGGCTTCTCTTCTACAGGCATTGACGACAACGCGACCAGTAATGCACTTACTATTAACTCTTCTGGTGACGTTGCTATTTCGGGCAATCTTACGGCAGGGAATAACACTGATATTTCAATGGGAGCTACCGCTCCTGGTCAGCTTAAAATCGATGGAGTTGGTTATGGCGGAGCAATAGCCTTAGACTCTACTGGGATGTATATTTATCATAACAGCGGTTCCCGAAGTTTACTATTTGGTACAAATGAAACAGAGCGGATGCGTATCACCAGCGCAGGAAACGTCGCGGTTGCCACAACCCAAGATTTCCAATCCGGACAGAAACTTGCTGTCGGTGACGGATCCTCGAACAGCGGTATTACTGTCTACTCTGGGTCTGCTTCACAGGGTCGTCTTTACTTCGCAAGTGCGACGACAGGTGCTGGACAAAGGGCGGGTCAGATTTACTATGACCACAGCAACAATTCCATGACCGTTTCTACAAATGGTGATAATCCTCGTATTAGCGTCTTACAAAATGGAAACGTAGGTATTGGTACTAGCTCTCCTCAAGAAAATCTACACGTTTACACAACAGGGAATGCAAGAGCAGAGATAGAAAGTACAGTAGGTATCGCCGCCTTTAAAGCAACAAATAATCAAGGCTCCTATGCTTGGTATGTTGATGCTAACGCTGATAAATTTCATTTATTTGATTTTACAGATGGCGTAGATAGAATGACTATTGACGGCTCAGGAAACGTGGGCATTGGAGGAGGTACAAGTAGCAACGGCATGTTGACAATTGAGTCAACAAGCACTAATCATATAAATTTGCAGGCAGGAAATACTGCTGTCAACGGTAGACTTCTTGTCTCACACAGTTCAACAGGTGCATTTATTCGTACAGCTTCTGGAAGCTCAGGAACTTGTGACAATCTTAAACTTGGCACAAGTTTAAGCGAAAGAATGCGTATCGATAGCTCAGGAAACGTGGGCATTGGTAGTGATAATCCCGACGGCCAACTCCATATAAAAGGTAGCACAAACAAAACATTAAAACTTGATCCCACATTTTCAAGCGGGTCATATACATCACTCGCATTTGCTAGAAATGGAAATGATTTATGGAGAGTATTCCAAACTAGTAGTGATTCATATTTAAGTTTTTATAATGAGCAAAGTAGCCAACATCAGCTTACTTTAGAAAACAGTGGAAATATAGGAATTAATGAAACCAATCCCTATTCGCCTCTACATATTGAAAAAATTACTGAAACTGCAAGTTATACTGCTACTAGTTTTAACTCACAGCCTACCATTATGCTTCGTCATACGAGTGCGACTGGTGGGTATAATGGTACAAGGTATACAAACTCGGCGGGTAATTATGAGTGGTTTACTGGGGCTGTGCAAACTAGTGCTAATACTGCTGATTTTGTATTCCAAGGATATAATCGAACTGCCGGTGCTTATCAAGAACATTTAAGAATTTCTGAAGAAGGTCATCTGTTTATCGGTAGAACCTCTTATACTAACGCAGCAACAGATCACGGAACACAGCTTTACAATAATGGCGTGATCTACCAGTTTTCTGCTTCAACAGGTAACAGTGACGTGTATCGCTGGCACAACGGTTCGGGTACGAAAATAGGATACTTACAGGGGGATGGTGACTTATTCCTCTCGGGCACTGTTAAAGCTCAGGGCGGTTTACAATCGGGACTAGGAAGAGCCTACTCTAATGTAGGTGTTACAGGCTATAATAGAATGCCTGTGGGTCATTATACTCCTGGTGAAACTGTTTTTGAAATAGATCCTACTTGGTCCTCTAGTCAGTTACAAGACTATTTTAACTTAACTTCAGGGGCCTGTGATTGGGTAGAAGACAGCACTGCTCCGGGGGGTTATGCAATTAAGATTACTGGTAATAGGAGTGTAGCTGGTAACTATAGCGCGGGTTTCCCTTACATCCCTGTCGATCAAGACGACATATTTTATATGGAATGCTGGATTAAAACTACAGGAGGAGGTACCGTAAGGCACTATATGGGATCTATAGACTATAGCCATACGTTTGCCAGTCTGGGGGGTAACCCGGGATCTTTTGGATATTGGGTAATGTCAAATACCGCGATTACTACAGCTATGGGATGGACAAAAGTATCCGGATATATTACAGGATTTGGAAATAGTGTAGGCCAGTTTGAATCTGGCACCAAATACTGGACACCACAAGCATTATTTAACTATACACTGAATTCAGGAACTCGCGAAAGTTATATTTCGGGGTGGAAAGTTATACGAGTAAGAAGTCCGGGCAATAGAACATTTGCAAATGATGTTACAGTAAACGGTACTTTATCAAAAACATCTGGATCATTTAAAATTGATCACCCACTACCTTCTATGACCGATACACATCATTTGGTTCACTCATTTATAGAAGGCCCTCGTGCTGATTTGATCTATAGCGACACTATACAACTTACTAACGGTGCTGCAATAGTAAACATTGATGAATATGCTACAATGACGGAAGGCACTTTCGAAGCCTTGTGTGCCTCAGTTAGATGTTTTACAAGTAATGAAGATACTTGGGATGCAGTAAAAGGCAGTGTAACTGGCAATATCTTAACCATTGAATGTCAAAATGTTTCTTCAAATGCTTTTGTATCATGGATGGTGATTGGCGAAAGAAAAGACCCTTCGATGATGTCAACAGATTGGACTAATGATAACGGGCGTGTTATTGTAGAACCAGAAAAAGTATCTGAAGTTTTAAATGCAGAATATTTGGAGGCTCCAGACCCTGAAACGGCGAATACAGATTAAAAAGATTATAACACTTAAAAAGGTATGAATTTATATACCAGAGCAATAAGGAGAATAAATAATGGAATGGCAAATTGATACGGCTGAATACCTCGTAGCTTCAGGAGATCGTAGCAACGTAATTACAACCGTACACTGGAGAGTTACAAAAACTGTGGGAGAGCATTCCGCAGGAAGCTATGGCAGTATAGGCTTAGGAGCTCCAGGAGATACCTTTATAGCTTGGGCGGATCTTACAGAAGCTAATGTACTCGCATGGGTACAGGCCGAGCTTGGAGAAGAGACGATAGCAGCTATGGAAGCGTCTTTAGATGGAGAGATTGCAGAGCAGACAGCCCCTACTACGGGGTCCGGCGTACCTTGGAGTGTCTAATGGAATTTAAATTTAGAAAAGGAAAAATATTTAAAATTGAGAACGGGGTAAAAACTGAAGTTTCTCAAGAAGAGTATAAAGCTTCGAAAAGGGATTGGACAATTCCACCTGCTAAGACTACGCCCGTCACTGAGAATGGGCAGGATTTCTTAGAAGACGAATAATGGCAGTTCGTAGAAGAAAGGCAGCAAAAAAGAAGCCAGTACCTACGAACAAGAAATTGTACGCGAGAGTGAAAGCTCAAGCAAAGCGTAAGTTCGCAGTATATCCTTCAGCTTACGCAAATGGTTGGCTTGTAAAAACTTACAAAGCCAAGGGCGGTAAATACCGCATGGGGAAAAAGTAATGCCAGCAGGTAAAGGAACTTACGGTAAAAAAAGAGGACGTCCTTCTAAAGCAGCAAAAAAGCGTGGAAAGAAGAAAAAATCTATGGGTTTAACTGCAAAGCAGAAGAAACTGCCTAAAGCCTTACAAGCAGCCATTCTTCGAAGAAAGAAAAAGTAATGGCAAAGCCGAAGGGTGGTTTAACCAAGTGGTTTAAAGAAAAGTGGGTAGATATTTCCCGTCCAAAAAAGGGCGGGGGGTATATGCCTTGCGGTCGTAAGAAGTCCAAAAAGGGAAAATATCCTAAGTGTGTTCCAGCTTCAAAAGCTGCTCGAATGACAGCCGCTCAACGTAAGTCTGCTATTCGTCGTAAGAGAGCCGCAGGTAACCCAGGTGGAAAGCCGACTATGGTAAAAACTTTTACTAAGTCGAAGAGGAGGATGCGACGTGGCAGCAAAAAGAAAAGGTAAGAAGAGAGACCCCCGCTTAAAAAGAGCAGGAGTTTCAGGGTTTAACAAACCAAAGCGCACTCCTGGGCATGCAAAGAAGTCTCATATTGTTGTAGCGAAGGTTGGGACTAAAATCAAAACAATTCGTTTTGGACAGAAGGGAGCTAAGACTGCAGGCAAACCAAAGGCAGGAGAAAGTGCAGCAATGAAAGCGAAGCGTAAAAGCTTTAAAGCGCGTCATGCAAAGAACATTGCAAAGGGCAAAATGAGTGCAGCTTATTGGGCCGATAAGGTGAAATGGTGATGGGGGAGGAACTAGAGAAGGCAGGCTTTCATCCTGCAGATGTAAATGGTGACCATAAAGTAGACGAGCAAGAGAAGAAAATGTATCTTGAATTTAAACGCAAAGAGCTAGAAGACCTTGATGCTATGCGCGACGCTCAAAGAAACATGACTTGGTTTGCTCTTGCAGGCATGTTGTTGTATCCTGCAACGGTAATGACGACTGAGCTTATGGGACTTCACCAAGCAGCAGAAATACTAGGGGCTATGGCTTCCGTATACTTTGTATCTGTAGCAGGTATTGTAGCAGCCTTTTTCGGCACTCAAGCATGGAGTGGTAAAAAATGATGAGTTTTATTTTAACAGTATTTGATATATTATATGCGGTTCCAGTAATTGTAACCGTATCTTCAGCAATAGCGGCAACAACTCCAACTCCTATGGATGATAAGATTTGGAGTAAGATTTACAAGTACATTGATGTATTCGCAATTAACGTAGGAAAAGCAAAAGAAAAATAATTATGGCAGTAGAAATAAGTAGAAGAGATTTAATCTCTGAACACATTGTAGAGTTTTTACCTGAGACAAGGTTTCTCAAACTTCCAGTAGATCCTTATTTGGAGATGCTCGGCGTTATACCTTTACCTTCTCAAATGGCAATTATAAATGCAATTAACAATAATAAATATCGGTTTGTTTCTGCAGCAATTTCTCGTAGGCAGGGCAAAACATATATTGCAAATATAATAGGGCAGTTAGTCTCGCTAGTGCCCGGTTCTTCTATTTTAATTATGTCCCCGAACTATGCCTTGTCTCAGATTTCTTTTGACTTACAGCGAAACCTTATAAAACACTTTGACTTAGAAGTTGCAAAAGACAATGCTAAAGACAAAGTAATAGAATTAACAAACGGCTCTAGTATTAGAATGGGTTCTGTTAACCAAGTTGACTCTTGTGTGGGTAGAAGTTATGATTTAATTATCTTCGATGAGGCAGCTCTTGCAGATGGAAAGGAAGCTTTTAATGTAGCTCTCCGCCCAACACTAGACAAAGATAACTCTAAAGCGTTATTTATCTCTACTCCACGAGGAAAGAGTAATTGGTTTGCAGAGTTTTTTAATAGGGGATTTAGTGATGAATTTCCAGAATGGGCATCTATTCGTGCTACTTATAAGGATAATCCACGAATGTCTGAAAGCGATGTTACGGAAGCTAGAAAAAGTATGTCCGAAGCAGAGTTCAAGCAAGAGTACGAAGCAGATTTCAACACATATGAAGGACAGATTTGGAACTTTAATCACGAAACCTGTATTGAAAACTTGGAAGAATTCGATGTTTCAAAAATGGATATATTCGCAGGTCTTGATGTGGGGTATAGAGATCCCACTGCCTTTTGCGTTTTGGCATACGACTGGGACGAGGAAAAATACTACCTCTTGGACGAATACTTAGATGCTGAAAAAACTACTGAACAGCATGCAACAGAAATTAGGAGATTGGTTGATAAGTGGGACATTGATTTTATATTCATTGATTCAGCGGCTCAGCAGACTCGATTTGACTTTGCTCAGAATTATGATATTTCTACCACCAATGCCAAAAAGTCTGTACTTGACGGTATTGCTAATGTGGCTGCTGTTGTTGACAATGATAATTTGATGGTAGATCAGCGCTGTTCACACTCATTATCTTGCTTAGACCAGTATCAATGGGATCCCAATCCTAATCTAGCTCGTGAAAAGCCGAAACATAATATGGCATCGCACATGGCAGATGCGTTACGGTATGCAATCTATTCATTTGAAACTTCTTCCAGCGGGTTCTAATGGTGACCAACTCAAAAATAATGTTTGACAATTTAGTTTCCCCAAGTTATAATTTCGTTAATAAAAGTAGTATGTATAAAAAATGAAAGAGCTAAAAAGAGACCCTGTAAAGTACATTCGCGATAAAGCGAAAGCAAGATACGAGAAAGCTGAAGAGTGCTACATATGCGGAGCAACTACTAAGCTTGACTTTCATCACTACTATAGTCTAAGCCCGCTTCTTCAGAAGTGGGTAAAAGAACAAGACTATATGATGGAAGATATTCGAGAATTTAGAGACGAGTTTATTAACGAGCATATCGAAGAATTATATGATTATACAGTCACTTTGTGTCATGCTCATCATTTGAAACTGCACTCTATTTACGGTCGTAACCCATCACTACACTCAGCCCCCAAGCAACAGCGTTGGGTAGGAATACAAAGAGAGAAGCATGGCTTGGTATAATTTTTGGCAAAATACAGAAGAAAAGCTGAATCCAGCCCAGCCTTACTTTAATGAAAAAAGCATTCCCTCAAAAGAATTTACGTTTAGCTATGAGCGCGCCTACGAAGACCTAGAAGTTGTTAATCGTGGCGTAAATATGCTTGTAGATGACTGTGCAGAAATCAATGCAATTATTGGGGCTGCGAGCCCTGGTAATAGTGTCGTAAAAGGAATTAAAAGGTCTCGTGTTAATCTTTTATTAAATCACGAACCTAATCTTTTTCAAGATATTAATACTTTTCGTAGAAACTTAATTACCGATTATATACTAGATGGAAACGTCTTTATTTATTTTGACGGAGTACATCTTTACCATCTACCTGCAAGTAAAATGACAATTCATGCAAGTGAAAAAACATATATTGACAGGTACACGTATAACGAAGCAGTGAACTACTCTCCCAGTGAGATTATTCATATTAAAGAAAATTCGTTCTATTCTATCTATCGTGGAGTATCTCGTTTAAAGCCTGCGCTTCGAACAATGGTACTTATGAAAAATATGAGAGATTTTCAAGACAACTTTTTTAAGAACGGGGCTGTACCAGGTCTTGTACTTAAATCTCCAAATACTTTGTCAGAGAAAATTAAAGAACGGATGATTCAGTCTTGGACTGCTCGTTATAGACCCGATGCTGGAGGTCGTAGACCTCTTATTCTTGATGGAGGAATTGAAGTAGATTCAATTTCGAATGTAAACTTTAAAGAGCTTGACTTTCAATCTGCAATATCAGAAAATGAAAAAATTATTTTAAAAGCTCTTGGCATACCTCCCATTATGTTAGACTCTGGAAACAATGCGAATCTTCGTCCCAATATGAGAATGTACTACCTTGAAACAATTCTTCCTATTGTGCGAAAAATTAACTTTGCTTTAGAGCGTCATTTTGGTTTTGAGATTTCCGAAGACGTAACTAATATTCCTGCTCTTCAGCCCGAACTACGAGATCAAGCTCAGTATTACTCAGCATTAGTTAATACAGGCATCATAACACCTAACGAGGCACGAGAAGCAATTAACTTCGAGCCTATAGAAGGTTTTGACGATTTAAGAGTCCCCGCAAATATAGCAGGAAGCGCAACAAACCCTGAAGAAGGCGGTAGGCCCACAGAAGAAGGAGAAGAATAAATGGCAGTTCGAGTAAAACAGACAGTATTAGATATTGCGTACAAGCAGTTTAAAGAGTTTGGACTACCTCTAGATATTGAGTATAAGTCATATACAGGCATTGTAGGAGCAAAAGAAGCCCTTTCACCTCCTTCAGTAAAAAGAAGTTTTAAGGCATGGAAGTATTTACTTCATGCACTAAAAAAGCACCACCCAGATTTAGTTAAGAAACCGGAGCCAAAACCTGCTCCAAAACCTGCTCCGAAGCCGAAAGTAGCTCCGAGCAAGCCTGCTAAAGCAGAAAAGAAGAGTGAAGACTGATGGAAAAAATCTTTAACCTTACTTCTACCTTTAAGGCTTTTGATGAAGACGATGACGGTGGCGTTCACATTTGTGGAATGGCAAGTACTGCCGACTTCGATCGTGCTGGGGATACAATCTCAGCAGAAGCATGGACTAAAGGCGGTCTCGGTAACTTCGAAAAGAATCCTATTATTCTTTTCAATCACGATTATAACAAGCCTATTGGACGTGCTACAGGACTTAAAGTCACTGAAAACGGTCTTGAATTAAAGGCTAAAATTTCTAAGTCTGCGCCAGATCATGTTGCGCAGCTTGTAAAAGAAGGCATTCTTGGAGCATTTTCTGTTGGTTTCCGAGTCAAGGATGCTGATTACTTATCGGAAACCGACGGATTAAAGATTAAGGATGCTGAGTTGTTTGAGGTGTCGGTTGTTTCCGTACCCTGTAATCAAGCAGCTACTTTCTCTCTGGCGAAGTCGTTTGATTCTATTGAAGAATATAATGAGTTCAAAAAAACTTTCACTAATAGTGTAGATCTAGCCGGTCAGTCTCTGGCTAAGGATGAAGATTCATTTGAAGCTAGTGATACACCGGATGGAACTGAAAAGTCAGTTCAAAAGGAGATAAATATGTCGGAAGTAACTACTGACAAAGTCGACCTGGACGCTTTTGCTAAGAAGGTGGCGGAAGAGACTGCTGCTAAAATTGCAATGAAGCAAGCCGAGTCAAAAGCTGTAGAAGAAAAAGCAGCACAAGAAGTTGAAGCTAAGGCGCAAGTCGAAGCAGAAGCTAAACAAGTTCAAGAGCGAGCTATTACTACTGGTATTGAGTCGGGCGTAGATCGTCTTATGGCTGATGTAGAAGCTAAGCTTGCTGAAAAAGACGCTAAGATTGACGAAGTAGTTAAGTCTTTCCAGCAGCAGCTTGAAGAGAAGAGCGAAGAAATCACAAAGATGCGTGAGTCTAAGCGTGTATTTGCTGATCGTTCAGAAGGCGATACTGTCTCTAAGTGGGGCAAAGAGTTCATGAACGCACACCTTCTCGGTGTAATGACTGGTAAGGGCATGGAAGGCACTTCATACGGTCGTGGTGTTATGGAGAAAGCTGGCGTAACTTATGCCTCTGCACAGCCTAACATTGCTACTGAAGTATCTGGTCAAATGGAAAAAGAAATCATGCGTGAGCTACGACTCGCAAGTGTTTTCCGTGAGATTCAAATTAACTCACAAGCACAAGTACTGCCAATTCAGCAGGATACTGGTTTGGCTACGTTCCAGACTGGCGCTGCTACTGCAGGTAACTTGACAACTCGCGGCGGAGCTACTCCACAGCCTTCACAGGTTGTATTGAAAGCATTCCGTTTGATCTCTACCACTCTCATGGACAACCATGTAGACGAAGAGATTCTCATCAACTTGATGCCTTTACTGATTGAATCTGTTGCTCGTTCACACGCTCGCGCTGTAGACGATGCTATCTTGAATCATGATGCTACTGGTTCTGATGACTTCAGCGGCTTGATTAAGACTGCTGGAACTAACATCTTCGATACTTCTGTATCAGCCGCAGCACTTGCAACTACTTCGGTAGACGCAGCTGACTTCTTATCCGCTCGTAAGCAGATGGGTAAGTATGGTATGATGCCTGATGAGCTCGTTTATGTTGTTTCACAAGCTCGTTACTACGACCTTATTGCTGATACTGGCTTCGCCGATATTACCGATGTAGGTTCTGACGTAGCTACCAAGCTTACTGGTCAGGTAGGTTCAATCTTTGGTACTCCTGTGATTACCTCTGATAACTTCCCCGCAGAAGCTGATAATGCTTGTGTTGGCCTCGCAGTCAACGTTCGTAACTTTGCTATCCCACGCCTCCGTGGTGTGAACGTAGAGCAAGACTACGAAGTAATGAACCAGCGTAACGTTATCGTTGCTACTCAGTCACTTGGCTTTAACCAGCTAGTTGCTGATACTTCGGCTGACGTATCCGTAGTTCGTTTGAACGCAGTAGCTTAATAGCTCTGTAAACTGGGGAGGGTTTCCTCCCCAAGTTTTTACTAATTAATTTATGGCAGACTTAACTACATTAAATGATTATAAAGCAGCAGAAGGGATTAATAGTCCTAAAGATGATGCTCGCCTTAACTTTTTGATCCCTTCCGTGAGTCAATTAGTAAAAACTTATTGCGGTAATAGTTTTGTAGATTACTACTCTAGTAGCAAAACTGAAACTATAAATGTTGAATGGGATACTTATATCGTACAATTAACGGAGAGTCCTATTGTTAGCGTAACCTTGGTTGAAGAGAGAGAGTCTTATGAAGATTCTTATAAAACTCTTACAACCTCAGCGCACGAATATTTTGTAGATACTGGAACAGATAGTATCATCCGTACAACTGCTGGTAGTACGTATAAGAATTGGCGTCGTGGCCCAGGTGCAGTTCGTGTAACTTATACTGCAGGGTATAGCGCACTTCCACTAGATTTAAGACTTGCAGTTTTTGATTTAATTACTTACTACTTAAAAGATGAACATAAAGAGCGGCGCTCTATTGCAGGTGCTAGTATTCAGAATCAAGCAAGCTCAAGTCAGCGTAATAATGTAGCTTTTCCTGATCATATTAAACGCGTACTTGATTTATATAAAAACTTTTAATGAGTAGCGCAGCCTTAAAAAGACTAGCTAACTCAATTCTTAAAGATTTAGAGGAAACAGCAAATAACGCTGAAAACGATGCCCGTAAGCAGTTAGAAGATCAAATAGGACAGATTTTAATAATTAACAAAACACGCTTTTCTATGACGCTAATTAATCTAGTACCAGAACTAGCAGGCGATGAAGGAAAGGCAGCTAGAAAGGATATTTGGGATGCCTATAGCAAAAGACTAACTGGATTAAAATCTCAAGTTCCTGCCGATAGACTTGCAGAAATGAGGGAACTATACGGTCCTGATGGGGAAAAGATACCTGGTAGACGCGCAAATGATTATGTTTTTTTCATAAAAACTTATGGCAGTGCAAAAAGAGCAAAAGGGGAAGTACTGCAAGAAATAGTTAGGAAGGTTCTTAAAACATACGAAAAAAAGTTTAGTGAAGAAAATTTAG